AACGTCAGGTACTGGCTTACAGCTACAACGTAAAACCATATCATCTGATTTCACAGGGAGCGGTGCGCTCTGGCAAAACGTACATAAACAACTTTATTTGGGCAGTGCAGATCGTCGGTGGTTTCCCGGCTCCGTCGCGGGATTTTATAGTCACGGCCCGGACTCTCGGCAGTTTGGAACGTAATATCGTATCTCCGTTGCAAGACCTGTTGGGCCGTAATATAAGGCTCGATCAGTACGGCAGATTTGACCTGGGCAAGCACAAAATGAACTGCTTTGGTGCGGATTCCGAGACCTCGTACAAGACCATGACGGGAATGACGAGCTTTGGCTGGTACGGCAATGAAGTCACTAATCAGCACCCGAACACCATTATCGAGGCGTTCAACCGTTGCTCGGGAGACGGCGCACGTATTTTGTGGGATACCAACCCCGACCACCCCTATCATCACGTGAAGACCGATTTCATCGACCAATCCGGGCTCAAGAACAGCGCGGGCAAGGTCGTGATGAAGTCGTTCCATTTCGGGCTGGAAGACAATACCTTCTTATCCGAGGAATATATCGAGAACGTCAAGCGCACGACACCCGAGGGCATGTGGTACGATCGACGTATCAAGGGTCTGTGGGTGGCCGCTGAGGGTATCATTTACGAGGGTTTCCACCGCGACAAGCACACGTGCAAGCCATTCGAGATTCCCAAGGACTGGCAGCGCGTGCGCGGGATAGACTTCGGCACCATCCACCCCTTCGTCATGCTCTGGGGCGCAGTCGATCCCGATGGCAGGCTCTACATCTACCGGGAGTATTATAAAACACACACCCTGATAAAGGATCACGCTGCGAAGATCAAAGCCTTGTCGGGCGACGAGACCTATATCTGGACGGTCTCCGACCACGACGCCCAGGAGCGCATCGAGTACGACCAGCACGATATCTCGACAAAACGGGCTAACAAAAGCGTCAAGCTCGGTCTGGACTTGGTTGCCCAGCGCATGGTAGACCAAATAGACGGCAGACCCAGGGTCATGATCTCATCAGAGTGTACGGAGCTCGCGAGGCAGATCGGCGTGTACCGATGGCTGCCCTACGAAGAGGGCAAGCCCTACCGCGAGGAACCGTTGAAAGTAGACGATGACGGCCCCGATGTCTTAAGATACATTATCACCGAATTAGATTTCAGTAGCGCACCCAAGATCAGTGAAGGATTCAGAGGCTACAGGCCGCGGAGGTAACATGCCACAAAATACAGACGATATCATCCGATTCCTCCAGTCCCAGGACCAGGCCGTTATTTCAGATATGTTGAAGGATCTCATTACCGAGCATAAACTCCGGGAGGGCGGGGAGCAGAAAGAGCTCTACGAACGCTACAAGCAAAGCGAGGAAGGCGTCCCCGTGATGACGAAGCACTATGAGAATTGGGAAAAAGCCAAAGAGTTTCTGCTCAACGATTTTTACGGCGATATCGTTGACCTGAAAACCGGGTACATGGGCAACGCCATAATCATCGAGGTCGATAAGGACACGGCTGGACGCGACGCGCAGATGGATTTCCTCCGGGTTTTTGGCAAGACAGAAAACTCGACAGATCAAAATAGCGAGCTCGTGAAACTGTCTGCGATGACGGGCAAGGCCTATCGCCTGCTCTTCGTTCGCGCCGGCGAGGCGAAGATGATGAACCTGGACCCGTGGGAAACCGTGGTCTACTACGATGCGAGCATGCTGATGCCCGAGTTTGCCATGCGATATTTCACCATCCAGAGCAAAGAAGGCGATGCCATGGAAACGCGGACCCTGGTGGAATGGTACGACGACCAGATGATTACCTACTACCGGCAGGACGGCGATGGCCAATTCGTTGTCGACACCAACCAGCCGCGCACCGGAGACTTCGCCGGGCAAGGCCAACAGCCCCATCTATTCCAGGGCGTGCCCGTGATCGAGTTCCCCAACAACAAAGAAGGACTGGCCGAACCCCAGAAAGCGCTGTCCCTGATAGACGCATACGACGATATAATTTCGAGCTCCACCTCTGAGGTCGAGCAATTGCGGATGGCCTATATGTGGATGCGGGGCATGGGCATGAATCTGACCTCAGAACTGGAAGCCCAGATGGAGCAGACCGGCGTCATCCCGGTGCCGGAGGGCGGCGATGTCGGTTTTGTGGGCAAGAATCTGGGAGGTGCCGCCGGGTTTGTCGAGACCATCATGGCCGAGATCCGCCGCAACATCTACTCCTTCTCGAAGAGCATCGACCTGTCCCAGGACAGGGGTGGCGATATGCGCGTCATCGGCTGGCAGATCGCGCTCCTGCGTATGGAGATGTCGGCCCAGGTCACCGAGCGCAAGTTCACCAAAGGCTACCGCGAGCAGGACCGTCTGCTCACGCTTTTCTGGTCAGAGAACGGTCGTGTGCAAATAGACCCGATGACGCTCGAATACGTCTTCACCCGCAAGTTTCCCAAAGACATCGACATGGAAATCGATACCTTGGTCAAGGGCATGGGCGTGTTGCCGCTGGAGACCATCTACGGTTTGATGTCATTCATCGAGAACCCGAAGGAATTGGCCGAGAGGTTTCGAGAGGAACGGCCCGAGACTGGAACGATAGATCAGGCGCTGGAAAATGCCGAGTCGGACCTGGGCTGACCTCGACGCCCAGGTTCAGAGGGCGCTGGAAAAGCTGCAAAGCCAGACCGAACGTAGGATCTTGCGGGAATATGCCGCAGCCCTGAAAAAGATCCGCAACGACATGGGCAAGCTATACGAGAAGCTCGCAGCTCCCGACGGTACGCTCTCTCTCGCCGAGATGACCAAATATAACAGATTCAACACTCTGGAAAAGCAGATCGCCGGGATAATGAAGGAGAGCAACGGCATAGTCGTGAGCGAACTCGCCCGTTTGGCACCTGAGATGTACAACGAGAGTTATTTCCGGTATGCCTGGGCCTTCGATCAGAATACCGGGGTTGCGTTGTCGTGGGGGCCGGTGCAGAGAGATGCTCTCCTGGCCGTGTCGACTAACCAAATGGACAAGATCGCCAAGGATACGCTGGCTACGTTGACCCGGAACCGTATCCGGGGTTCGATCTCTCAGGGACTGATCCAGGGCAGTAGCTACCCACAGATGGCCCGAAATATACGGGCGGCAATGAACAGCAACGCTTTCGAGGCGATGAGGATAGCCCGGACGGAGGGTCAGCGTGCTCAGAACGCAGGCATTGACGATCTATATACTCGGGCAGACGATAACGGAATCCAAGGGCCGGTGATTTGGGACGCAACTCTTGATAGTCGGACACGACCAACCACTGCGGCCCAGGCACGAGCCGGGATAAACCACCGCGTCATGGATGGTGTGGAACGCGAACCCGACGGGCTTTTTACATTGCCGAACGGAGAGCGGGCACCGCACCCTGTCGCGCCCACGTTGTCCGCAGGCCAAGCAATAAACTGCCGATGCCGACTGCGAAAACAAGTCGATGATTACGCTCCGGCCCTGAGAAGAACGCGGGAAGGCGGCCTGATTCCATACACTACTTATAGCGATTGGCAAGAGGGAAAAGTCCCGAGTCCAGAGGAATTTGTGGCGTCGCTGAAGAAAATGGGCCTGGAGGCGACTATTGTTAGTACTTGACCCCTTTCCATTCTCGCACTATGTTTGTTAATACATTTACAAATGTGGCCGGCAGAGTACGGCCCCAGAGGTAGCATATGCCAATTACGGTAGAAGATTTGAAAGGTCTGGTCCCGGAGGAGACTCATGGAGATCTCGACACCCTGATTTCAGAGCTGTCGACACATGAGGACCCGCTAAAGGGCATCACCGGTGAGGGATTCAATGAATTACTCGCGGGGAATGAAGATCTGAGAAAGGTCATCGATACGCGGATGTCGCAGGGCTTGGAATCCTGGCAAAAAAACAACCTGGACAAAGTGTACCAGGAACGATACGCCAAAGAGAATCCCGATGAAACCGATGCCGAGAAACGGATCAAGTCTTTAGAAATCAAGGTCGCCGAAAGCGATCGCAGGACTTTCGTTGCGGAAAAGCGCGGCGATGCCCTGAGAAAGTTTACGGAAACCAAGATACCTTTGGAAATGGTGCCTATCGCAATCGGGTCGGACGCTGAAACGACCGCTGCGAACATTGCCACAATTCAAAAGGCATTTGCTGATTTCTTACAGACGAGCAAGGACGGATGGTTGAAGGACAACTCCCGGACGCCGATAGTACCGCCGGACGAGGGTGGAGATACATACACCGCCGAGCAACTCGAGCAAATGTCAGCCAAGGAACAGGAAGACAACTGGGAAAAGGTGACTAGATCCTTATCTGCCATTGGATCACGACAGTAACAGAGGAGCCTATACATGGCAAATTATGCTAATCTGCGCCAGATAATCTGGCACAGACGTTTGCAGGTGGCCCTCAAGAAGTCTCTTGTATATTCCGACGTAGCCAACACCACGTATGAGGGTGAGGCCAGGATCGGAGGAACGGTCAAGATCTCCCAGATCGGCGAGGTCGCAGTAAGCGATTACGTCGCGGGGACAGACATGAGTTTCGAGACTCTTGATGACGCCCAACTTTCAATGGTTATCGACCAGCAAAAGTATTTTGGCTTTATCGTCGATGACACCGACAGTGTTTTCGTACAGAACGATCTCATAGGGGCCGGCGTCGATCGCGGTTCATATAAGATCGCCGACGGTATAGACCAATTCATTTCAGCCAAATATGCCGACGCAGGTAATACCTACGGGTCCGCGGCTTCGCCGAAGGCATCGTCTTCGGGCAGCATCTACCAGCACTTGCTGGAGTTTGGCGAGGTAATGGATGAGGCCAACATACCCAAGCAAGACCGATGGATAATCGTGCCGCCTTGGGTTATCACCAAATTGGGTTTGGCCGGTATTACGGCTGGGTTGAACCTTAACCGGGACATCTTCCGCGACGGGTACGTGGGACCGGTAGCTGGATTCCAGCGAGTGTTCACGTCCAACAACGTCACCCAGATCGGTGGTACGGCGCACACGCTCATGGCCAGTTCTGGACGGGAAGCGATAGCATTCGCGACAGCGATTTCTGGACCCATCAGAATACGCGAGGCCGAGAAACAGCGGGCAACCAATGTCGACGGCTTGGTGGTCTACGGTGGCAAGGTCGTTCGTCCCGATATGCTCGCCGTTTCGTACAACAACGAGAC